CGGGGCCTACTGGACCTACTGGATCTACTGGACCTACGGGGCCTACTCAGACTTCTTGATGTAATAATGCTGGGTTTGTAGCGAATGTCCCATTTTCTCACTTATAATTTCTCGCTCCTTGTATGTATCGCCGTATTTATGTGTTAAGTAAATATGACGGAGCATTGAAGCACCAACTTTCTTATCAAATATCCTATTGAGAATGCGAGTTATTGAATTAACCGCAGTTAGAGGTTTTCCTGCGCTATCTACAAGTAGATTGTCTTCAGGTCCTTTCTTTGCCTGATAGAACTTGTAGTAATAATTATCAAAGAACTCTTGAATATCTTTTGGAACTGTAAATATTTGCTGACCAAATGTTTTTGCGGTCTTGAATTTATTAAATACAAAATAATACTTTCCTTCTTTATTTTTTATATTAGATTTCAATAATAAATAATTTTTATCTTTACTTAATTTTTCAGGATTTTGACTACGGCGAATAATTACCATATCTAAATAATCCTGATTTCGGCGTGGTTCATTCGCAGTATAAAGCATTAATACAAATGCGTTAAGTATATCATCCCACTTCTCTGTTTCAATCGCCTTATTAACCAATTCTTTCTGTTTATTCAATACACTCTCCCAATCTATCCAGTTAGTTTCCTGCTCTTCAGTCTTTTCATCTGTAGGCTTCTCACGAATATCTGTATGAATCTCATAATATAGATTACGATAAGTATCCAATAACTTTGGTTCGTCTATTTGTTCTAACACTCTATTAACCGATTGTAAAATACTATTTTGTGTTTGCGGTTTATAAACAGAAAGAATTTTCTTAACTTTATCTGTATTATTTAAGAATTTAAAATCATTCACCTCTTTACCATCCGCAAGTCGTTCAATATTACGCTTGAATATTTTGATAGAGGCATCTTTCAAATTCCGCTGATGCTTTACTTTTTCAAGGACACTATCCAGCAACGACATTTGTATTACTGAATAGAATATTTTTACGGAGGTAATCATTTTATTTTATTTGAATAGTATAAATGACCTCGCCGTCTGGACTATTCAAGACACAATTAGAACAGCAAGGAATTAATCCAAGCGAATATTTACGTATTGCGAGGTCAACTGCATATCATTCTGTTGGTAAATATAATCCGGCTCAACTTTATTTTAGTAGCGACGACACTCATAAATTAGAGTATCATTTGCCTAACAAAATTATTAGATTTGGGAGAGCCGGATATGGGGATTTTATAATCTATTCATTTCTTGAACGGCTCGGAAGAGAAGCCGGACTCGCGGGAAATAAACGTTATTTATATCTTCAACGAGCAAGAGGTCAGGCCGGAGATAAAAATAGTCCGTCTCGTTTATCACTACGGATTTTATGGAATGATACTAAATAAGTTAAAATTCCAGTTCATTTTCAAGAAATAATTTAAGGTTACCAAGTGTATACCAAACCGACATTAAGTCCTTACAATTCAACTTAATAAGAGTAGTGTAAGCGTCTTCATAAACTCCAGAACAATTTTTTCGTTCTCGGATTAGATTAGTAATAGAACACTGCTTTCCAATAAACTCATAGAAATATTTATCAAATATTTTAAAGAAATCTCTTAATGACATAGTTTTTTCCAGCGGAAGATTTTCATCCGCAACTCCGCTACACCACCAAGGGTCACTAATATTCATTTGTAAAGTCGTAAGGTCATTGCCCAACGAATCCCAAAAATCACTTACTAAATGTTTCAAATCCATCTTCTTCTTCTCAAGAACAATGTTATAAGCTTTCTTATAAGTTTCCTCAGTTTCTGGGTCACTTATATTTAAGATGCAATGGTCACGTTTGTGCACAGTATATTCGTAATCAGAAACAGCACGGTCAATTAAAATTTTATCATCTGCATAATTACGAACTGTCATTTTATTTTACATTGGTAAAAAATCCTCAACATTTTTACGAATCAATCTACATCAATCGGTGCGCCATTTTGTGGTGGTGCATACGGCGACGACCTCCGGAATGCGAGGGCATTGCGTCACCCTCTCCTTCGCCAAGACCAACGGCGCTTAGGCCGTGCTGAATCACTGATGGAAGGTGAGGTTTTACGAGTGGTGAAAGAGCCTTTGCTACTGCCGGAACGTGTGGAAGAACCTTGCTGATAGCGTGTCCCAGATTGGACATAAATCCTCCACCTACTGCTCGTTGAACCTGTGCCCGTGTAGACATAGAAGATACCGGAGCAGAGATAATATCTGCCTCATTCAGGATACCCTTAACGACACGAGACGTCCCCTTGACTGACTCAAAGAAGCCAGAGTTAATTGTCATTACATACAGCGTCGGGGTCTGCGAAGAGGACGAGAAGTTCGCAATACCCAAGTTAAGCTGAATCGTATAGTTTCCAACAAGTGACGGTGCCTGACCTTCCTGTAGGGCAAAGTCCTTGCCTGGGCGAATAATCAGAGGACCACCAACTGCCTGAGCAATTGAAGGGTTGCTCGTAGCAGAAAACGCCTGAGTAAACCCACGACCCAGCGGAAGACGACCACTCCACTGCTGGTAATCCTGAGAAAGACCATTCTCAACCGACATCTCATATAACTGTTGTTGCGACATAGTAGACATATAACCCGCAAAGTTGTCCCACTGAATAGACACACTCTGAATCGGGAAATACCAATCACCCTGTGTACTATCAGCATACGTGCTGGGCTTCGCATACACAACCAGTAAATCGGGAATCTGCGGTAGAGTAATCGTCTGAGTAGAATATGTTACGTTTGTAGAGCCGGAAGCAATGCTTGTGTTACTGGTTGTAATATAACGAGGGAACTCCATATAGGGCACTACCGACTTAGGAGGAAGTGGTAGAGATAGAGATGGAGTCAGGAACAGCATATCAAGCTTAGAACCCGAAAATGGACCGTTAGAAAACGCAGAACTGTTATAAGCAGATGTTACCGCAATAGCTAACGTCCCGCCAGAATAGTAACAGGCACTCTGTCGCTGACGGACAAGTCGGCAATCCTGAGGGTTTCGCATATTCATCGTAAACTGAATGTTTTGAATACCAAACAGCCCAGTATCACGTTCCTTAACATCGCTAAATACGAACGGCGAGAGAACCAGCTTCTCAGTAAAATATGGAGCAACATAAACCATAAATTGGGTTACGTTAGCAGTTGATCCGGCCACCAGCGTTAGAGAACCATCGGCGTTAAAGGTTAGAGTGCTATCACTTGCACCGCCGGTCTTAGTCCAGTAAGTTCCCGCAGTATACGCACTACCGGACACTGCAAATGAGCTTGCACTATTGTAAGCTACATAAGGAAGACCGCTTGAACTCCAAGAAACCTTAGGGTCACCACTCGTCCAAGACGATGAGTTCGGCGCCTCCTCCTGAATAACACCGGCCTCGCCATAACTGCCGTATGTAGAATTTACATAACGAGAATCATCCACGGCGGAGGCGAAAGTATCCAGCTTTGTAGGAGTCGTGCGCTGTAGAGTATTAGCACGAATATCTACCAAACGCAAAACCTCCTTCAACACATCACCGCTGTTAATCGTAACGTTCGTATCGTTAATCGTTGCCTGAATCGTAGATGTCAGCGACTGAAGAGGGAATGCAGCCCAACCCCACCACGCATCGGTCTGACCGGACGTAGAGGTAGGATTACCAATCGTGTATGTTGAACCGGACGCAAATGTTCCAGTAACCGTAATAGCAACACCAACCTGAGCAGACCAATTTACCGCACGGTCAACATAGGTGGTCTCGCTGGGCACTTGGACTGAATAGGTGTGTTGAGATGATGTTTGAGACAATGCTTGAAACGGAGCGTTAGACACAGACAATGCACCCTTGTCAACGGCAAATTTAGGACGCGACTGAACGATGCGGGTATCATATACAGCAACTTTCTCTACGTCTGCTGAACTCGCCATTTATTATTAGAGAGATAAAAAAAGTTTTTAGATACAACAGCCGGTCCGGCCAAACGACGAGCTATATCAATACACTTTTTATTTAATTCATCTTTGGATGAACTCGGCGCTAATTCAATCAATTCAATATAAGCACCTCCTCGTTCAAGAATATCAAACACTGGAGAACGTCGTCTCTTCTTTTCAAGATATAATTTATACTTAAAACGGACAGATGTCGTATAATGGTAACGTTGTTGAACCAATATATACCAAATCAGTATTAGGACTATAAATTTTATATACTTTACCCTTAGAATAGTTCGGCATTATTTTTTTAAAGTGTTATTCCGTCTAAATTTTTTACCTATTTTCCCCCCCCGCGACGGCGGAACAAAACCTTCAGAGATACGCTGGACTGGTTGAAAAGAGTCAGTGGGACGAGTTCTCCAGAAAGCCGGTGCTTCCAGTAAACAGTAATATTCATTTCTCTTACATCTACCTGACTTGTTCCAAGCGATGTTAGACGATACTCTGCGCTTGGAGTGTAAGAAATGAACTGGCGATAGTCTCCGGCTGTTGCCATTGGTAATGCTATGTCAGTAATGATAGGCGTAAAGGCATTGAGTGATGTATTTTGGGTTGTATTGTTTCCTGAGTTGAGAATAACTGGAGCAGAAATATTTTCGGGTAGAGTAGGAAGTAGCGTAGAACAAAATACAATTGAAGCAATTGGAGACCAAAGCGAACTCGTAGAAGGATAATCTTGTGTCATTACGAACAATACCTTCGGATATGCGGAGTTTAGGGATGATGTTAAAACAATTGTCCCGCTTGTTGTATTAAACGCATAAGGATTATACTGAGATGTCTGTTCGTTAGAGCAAACAATCAAGTTATCCATACCATTATTGCTTACACTTTCCAACCCATAATAGATATTATTAAAGTTTGTAAACAATCCCATTGCGTTAGAATTGAAAAAGAGTGAGAAGTTTTCATTTGCGTTAGTTCCGGACTGGTTACAGAGTCGCTGGTCTTGATTGATTGGACTGACAATGTCAATAGTGTATCCTGGTTGAACCGCTGTAGCGATAGCGTTTAGATATGTATTTGTATTACAACCGAAGCCATAACTATCAAATGCTATACTAAACAGATTAGAATTTGGATTGTAGGACAAGACCGGCGGATTTGATATGAGAGAAATAGTAGTTCCAACTGTAGTAGTTAATTGACTTGCTACTGCGGTCATAGTATCAGTAAGAGCTCTGTTGACACAATCCACCCAGTGTTTGTAAGTATAACACCACCAATACTTGTTAGATATTTGCTGATTGATTGTATTATCAGAGTTCAAAGGGGGTTGTGGTATATCCGTTGTTTCAGGATACCACGTGATGTATTTTGTAATAGGGGTAATTGTGTATGTAGTTCCAGCTTGAGTGTATTGACCGGCTATTGTAATAGAATAAATTGTGTCATATAGCGTATTTGGTGTTTGATATGGCTGAATCAACACTGGATTAGGGGCACTATTCGTAATAGATGTAGTTGTTCCAGAGAATGCAGTTGATGGTGTAATAAGACCATACCAGTTATTTGTCACCGGATTTGTAACTGGATTACCAAACAAAGCCCAAGATGGTAAGGCCGGTTGAAGCAAATTCAATTGCCCACCACTTCCGAACGCTACTACAAATGACGGATTAGAACCAACAATAGAAAATGTTGTATTCATTGTAACCGTAAATTGAATGTTTCGTGAGTTTGGAAGGTAAGAAGCAACAACTGATGTTGGGTAATAGGTTTGTCCGGCCGGTGTTCCGGCCACAAAAGAAGCAAGTTGAGTATTTACTTGCGATAAAAATCCAGAGGCAGTATACGTTCCCGCAGTTAAAGTAATAGTTGTAGTGGTATACGCTGCACCGGCTGGAGCGTAAGATACACTGAACGTATTATTTGATGAAGTTACTATTACTGCTTCAGATGTATTATATTGATTTTTATTTATGATGGGAATGAATAACGGCAAATCTTTGTTTGCTCCATTGATTGTAAAGCGAACAATAGAAAAGTTATATTTAGAAGCATCCGTAAGAATAGGAGTGCTTCGGGTTTCTTCAAATTTTACCGCTGGGTCACTTCCCGTTCCAATATCTACCTGAGACGAGTTGATTACGTCAAGGTTATAGTAAATTAATTCATTACTAACCTCTTCTGTATTTACAATACGCACTCGGCTCATTTGTAAAATAGCAAGATAATTTATTACTTACCAATTAACGAATAAACAAGGTCAATTACAAATTGGTCTGGAGTTTTACCACTTTGTCTAATCATTTTACGATACTCCGGCTCTTTCAATTGTTTATAGTATAATCTCGTAATACAGTGTTTTCCACAAGTATTTGTTTGAGGCGAATGCGATTGATATGGAAATGGATTATAAAGTATTTTATATTTACTATTTCGCAGTAGCTCAGACAAAAGTGGTTGGTCTTCGTGTAAATTAACTAATTCTTTATGAGATAACCATCTTCGTTCACCATCTGGGGAATAACCGCCATACGGGTCAAAATATTCTATTACACTACCTCTCTTCATTAAGCACGTCCAATGACCGTGATAAAGTGATGTCGTAAGAAAAAGAATA